CCGGATATTTTTCGGTTTCCATCTATTGCCGTGATTTCCATCTGAGCTGGAGTAATAAGATCCACTCCCATTCCATTCGGCTTCAGGATAACCGTTCCGAAGGCACACATTGATTCCGTCCACTCCCTGATATGATCTTTTACACAGGTGTCCCAGAAATCTTTCATGTATTTTGCCCGTCTGCCATCAAAGTTCACATCGATTGCCAGCGTTGCAAGTCTTGCAATTTCTTCACAAATAAACCCTGCAAAATTTATTGTTCTAATCCCATTTTCCGGATCCAGCCATTCCGGTTCTCCATTATAAATATTCATCCATTTCTGAATTGCATCCTGCATCGATCCCGATGTGATACCTGTTACCTGAAACTTGTCCTTGATTTCTGATTTGAACATATTATTCCACCATCCTTTGATTGCTGATATGATTCCCATTTTGTTCCACCGCCTTAAATTAATCCTCTGTTATACCTTCGTGCCACTGTATAGATAAAATATCTGATCAGGTCCATATGATGGTCATTCTCTTTTATTACCCGATCTTCTCCCACTGCTTTGTCATCCCATGCATACGCTCCAAATTCTTTTTTTGTTTCCATGCAGCTGTCATGGATCTGCAACATGCCCAGGTTCAAATACTTCGTTACCTCCTGGATGCCGTTAAGGACATCGTTATTTCCGTCCGTACAGGTATATTCTCCGTATTTCTGTATGGTTGCCTTCATGGCTGCTGCCGATGGATCGATTACTATGGATGTTATCGGGAAATCCCCGGCAACATCTTTTATGATCTGATAATACGCCTCATTGTCCAATGTGACTTTTTTCTCCCGCCCGGAATAGTGTCCCTCTCGCAGCATCCTTACTCTGCCACTGTCCTGCAGTTCCATGAGACCCACTGCAAAAGGATTCATTGTGCCATAATCGATTGACAGATAGTACGATGCCTGTCCAGAATACTCACATTCTCCGTGGAAAACGTTGCGCTCCTCGTTAAACATTCCGTACACGAGTCCCTCAGCAATTACCCACAGTCCAAGAATGTATCGTGAGTAGAATACCCCGCTGTACATTGCTTTATATCTGTCCTTGATTTCCTTTGTAAGAGACAGATTATCGTCCATCGTAAAATGGAGATAGATCAGCTTTTTCTTTTCTATGTCATCAATCCAGTTTATTTTAAACCAATGGCTGGGAGAATCCGGGTTACAGTTAAACCAAAACTTCGATCCACTCACGGAGCATCGACCGGTCGCCTGATTGACGAATGATTCCGGCATTAATGCCACCTCGTCGAAGAACATTCCAGCCAGAGTAATACCCTGTATCAGGTCTTGTGATCTCTCATCTTTACCACCGAATATGTAGAAAAAGTTTGTCACATCCCCTTTTGATATGACAATCATGTTATCCGATCTGTGATCTGATACCTGATATCCTCTGCTCTTCAGCATAAGTTTCAGCCAAAACAGCACATTTCTCCGGAAGGATCCTATGGTCTTTCCTGCCATTCCAAGGTTTTGCATATTGAAGGTGGACATTGCCCATATTACAAAGCTCAGTGACATGCACAATGTTTTACCTGATCGAATAGCTCCGTCTGCAATAATTCCCTCTTTTTCCCGTATAGGAGAATCCTTACACCACCATGTAAGTACCTTCTTCTGCTTTTCTGAAAATGGTTTGAACTCGAATCCCTTTTGGCGATACCGTACCAGCATTTTTGCGGCATTCTTCCATGCATTTTCCCTTACTTTTTTGACTCTCCTGTCAAAATCCGTCCAATCAACCATCTTCCGACCACACTTCCTTTGCAGATGCATTCAGCATATCCAGGAAATTATCCTGTTCTGATTCATTCTCCTGCTCTTTTCCTTTGGTCTGCATTTCCAGTCTTATGAGTTCCAGTTCGAGCTTACGCTTATCAAATTCTTTCCGATGCTTGTCATCCGGATTCATCTCAAAGAATTTCGTCAACCAGTTTATAGCCTTCTGACGATCCTCTATCTCAATCGAAACTCCATCTTTTGTCTCTTTCACTTTCTTTATCAGCTGTGTGTCCACAAATCTGGAGTCTCTTGGATACACTCTCATTTCATCGTATCTCGCAATATCTCCAAAATCCGCAAAAGCAATTCTCATCTGTAATTCAACGATGTCGCTTTCATCTGCCACGATCTGCTTTCGCTTGATTTCTTTCAATCTACCAATTTCTTTTTTTATACAAGGTTTTACAAGGAGCTTATAGCCCTCTGCATTGGCTACATCATAACTGCTGGCGTATGCTTTTAGATAACTCTGCGTTGCATTAAACGTCCTGGCATAATATACGCAGAACAACTGCTGTTCCGCGGTAAGCTCCTCGTTCTGAAAAGTCTCTTTCGTCCCATCATCTGCTTCCTGTTTTTTCTTCCACTTTTGACAATCCGAACGTTCGCTTTTTGATGCCGAACGTTCGCCATCCCAGTTATAGGTACTTTTCCACCTTCTGACAGTCCCAGGAGGTACCTGCAGATTGGCAGCAATGTCTACCAGTTTCATCCCCTGCATGTACATCTCATATGCCTTTTCACTTATCGGATTCCTTTTTGCCGCCAACAGATCACTCCCTTTCTAGGTAATCCCTATACCATGATTATAATTCAGCTTTTCTTTTAATTTGTACCATTTTACAGTAACGAAAAAGAGAGGATCACTCCTCTCCTTTTTCCTGCTGCCTCAATATCCTTTCTGCTTTTCTTCTTTTTCGGTAAAAACAGTTACGGCTTATGGCAATAACTCCATATTTTGCTTCCAGTTTGTCATAGGATCTGTTGTATTCAATGGATTCTGCCAGAATATCTGCCAGGTATCCATCCACAGATACACACACTTCATGGATTTTTTCCCTGTTCTGTGGTCTTTTATCCATTGCTCTCCTTTCTGATGACTGCTGCCTCGGATGATCTTATGCCAACCTGGTTGCACCGGTGCAACTTGTCATGCTACTCTATTGTATTTGTGCTGCATTTCTTCAATATCGTCAATCAAATAATACTGGACCGTCATATCTGGCTTAGCATGGCCAAGTAATTTACTCACCAGCAGGACATCACCCGTCTTGCGATACAGTACACTTGCAAATGTCTTACGATACACATGCACGGTTGCTGTTATCCTGGTTACTCCTCCCCTGACTGCCATCTCCTTAGCCAGCTTTTCGATGCCATATTCCCGCATCCGATTATACGGTGCCCGATCTGCCAAAAACAGCGGATCTGTTCCCGATCTGTCCCCGATATAATTTCTTAATGCCATGACCGCTACCGGCGTAAGCATTCCGGTGCGGTAGGTGTCTGTCTTTTCGGCATAGATTGATACCTGCCTGTGCACCAAATCAATATCTGACACATTCAGAGCGGAGATTTCACCTACACGCATGCCGGTACAAATCATCAATTCAAACAAAGCCTTTTCTTTCGGTGTCTGCAGTGCGTAGCGGATAGTTTCAACTTCCTCATCTGTCAGTCGTACCTTCTTTTTCTTAATCTGCTTGACCTTGTCTACTCCATCAACAATATTATCCGGGATATGTCGCTTCTTAAATGCCCAGGAAAAGAATGTGCATAAGTACCGGTATATTGTGGATTTATAATTGTGGCTGATATGGTCCCGGTAGCTCCTGACTGCAAGGTAATCAGTGATATCCTGTGCAGTAATTGCTTTGTAATTTTTTCCGACATGATCAAAAAACTTACGGATAATGCCGATATAGCTCCGTATTGTCCCTGCATGGAGTCCTGCTGCCACGCCGTCTACGCAATACCTTTGCATTAACCACTCGTTATCATACTCCATAGTCATGGGAAACTGTTTGATCTCTGCCAGTTCAAAGTCCTGCAATTTTACATAAAGCGTAATCTTCATCCGGTCGATCTGTTCCCTGGTCATGCTGTCACGTAATTCATAAGCTACGTCGTTGATTAAATCATTTTTAGTCATATGCGCACCTCATTTTCTCGTTGCCTAAGAAACATCCTTGTGATATGATGGTCTTAAGCAGTTGAGCGGTACAGTCTACTTTGGTCGGTGGTTGTACCGCTATTATTATGTGATCGATTGCAGGCCCCTCTGCATTGGGTTTTCCGATTGTGTATTATGATACTTATTACACTTTTAACATTTTTCCTTTTTCTATCACTCCTTTCACTGTCCGGATGGATTCTGGGAATGCCGCACAGATATGTACGACACTCCCAGAACTTCCGTAGTACGCTATGTACTACATATTCCCGGCAACCCTCTTGATGTAATAGCAATCATACATGTTTACGGGTATCTTGCAGAGCGGATCTCCATACATGTGTATATTCTCAATATGTACGCCCTCTGACATTTCATCTTCCCAGATATCCGCATCCTGCTCGTAGCTATACATTTCTGCGTTGCTATCATCATAATTAGGATCCAGGTCTTCCATTCCGTGTCTGTAGTACTCTTCTCTTATCATTTGCAATTCCTCCTGTAAGGTTTTCATATTTTTGCAAGACGTATTTGTCTTACATATGGATATGTCAAAAAAAACCGTAAAGAAAAGCATTTTTTGAGAAATATTTTTATTTTTTCAACTTTTTCGTATTTTTTTTACATTTATATTTTTTAGGTTTAATTTTCATGTCACTCCAGATGCGCTGTCCAGTGCCGGATATCTACCGGATCAATCACTTCCGAACATTTAGGACATATAGGATATAAACCTTTTCTGCGATTTTCATCCATGTCCCGGAATGTTTTATTCCTCCGCATCCGTCTGAATTCCGCATCTGCCATTTCTCCGTATAGCTTAGCTTTAGATAGCATTTTCCGCTGTGCATCCTCCACCAGCTCATACCGCCTCGCCAGCGTAACCAGAGCATCAAAGGCATCTACCGTAGCACCGCAATCCTGACAACTTACGATCCTGTTTACCGTATCAACCTCGTAATGAGGTGGATCGCATTTGCACAGCTTTTCTCTTCCTCTTTCAATCCTTGCCAAATTAAAGGAAATAATCTCATTGTCCATAACAGTCCTCCGTAGATTTCTCAAAGTAAAAAACAACCGGTTTTTTGTTCGGTATTACCAATCCGAAACGTACAGCATTTTTGTATGTATTGCTATCACGCATTAAAGTATCAGGCATGGCGGCAACCATTTTTCGGAAACCTTCCAGTGTGGATCTGCTTTTATAATGATTGCAGCTTCGGCAGGCCGGGAGCATATTGTCAACCGTGTCTGTCCCATGTTCGCTCCAACCATTCAGTGGTACCACATGGTCAACCTGCATATTCTTGTATTCCAGGTCGCATCCGCAATAAGCACAATGGCCGTCGCACTTCTGGTATACTGTCATTCTAATGCTTTTTGGTATTGCTTTTCTCTTTGCATCCATTATTTCTGCCTCCACTACTAATTTCTATTTTTCGGAGGCCTAAAGTCTTTTTCTATCCGGCATGATAACTGGGTAGCAGCTTCTATCGGTATCGTCAATGATTCGTTAATTACCTTCGAATCCAGACAATAAATTTTGCGTCGATTTCTCAATGGATCAGTGACAGTAATTTTATGGATGCCCATATCTTCGTCAAAGAAATCTTTAACCTGCAAATAGTCAATCATAAACTGGTTTTGTACTTCCGCTATTATTTCTTCGCAAAAATCCATCATCCCGTTCTCCTCCACTAAAACATAATGACATTTTCTCCTTTGTGATATACTAAGCCATCTTGCAGCATTTCTTTCCACTCTTCCTTTGTTGCCTTGAATTCACCAACGGTAGTTGCATTAACTTCGCACCATTCACACAATTTGTCCAATGTTTCAAACACAGGGCTTATGGGGCTCCCTTCACTCGTAGTCTCCCACAACTGATAGCCTTCTCCCTTCGGCGGTTCGCAGAGTCCCTTTAATTTGTCCTTAATTTGCTTGAAATACTCATCAAATTTAGGGCATCCATACTGTTCTGTATCAATCCCTTTGATCCTCGCAAACTCCTTACAATTTTCACAATATTCCTCATTTTGCGAAGATATACAAAACGAAATGTTATCTACAAAATATCCGTACCAAACTTTATGTAATGGATAATCAAAATCCAGTGGTACACGCTTCAATTCTCTTCCCATGTTTCTCCTCTCTGTTCCTAAATAAATACTTGCCATTGTCCATCTTCCAATAATACTGTCCTATGTACCAGTCCTCGCCCAAAATTGACTGTTTACAATATTCCCCCCTCTTCAATCTGTTCTTCTCCTTTCGGTTCATCAACCACATAAGCGTTTTTTATATCGCATCCATCAGTATCTACATTCTCCTGGAACCAATCAGCTATCTCTTCATCAAGCTGATTTCTCTGTTCTATTTTTTCTCTTATTTCTCTTGGAATTATCATGTTTCTCCTTTCTACTGTAAATTTCAGTTTACTTCATAAAAAGCAACTTTCATTTTTCATAACTAACAGATAAACCATATTTTCCTTTGTTTGCGGCATTCACAACACCAATATTCATGATATGCTAATCCGATTCTAAATCTTGTGTTATGAAACAAAACAAATCGCTCTGCCATACACACAGATTCAGGATGATGTATTTTCAAGCATCTTCTTTTTGTCATTTTTATTTCTCCACTAAATCCTAAGTTACACATATTTTTTGTGTGCCTGTTCCAATTCCTGCTCCGATATATCCAGATAGATCTGTGTGGTCTCTATGCTCTCATGCCCCAGGATCTTAGATACCTGCTCTATCGGCATTCCTCTGCGCAGGGCAAATGTGGCTCCTGTTCGACGGAATCTATGCGGATGCACCTTTTTCACATTACTTTTATTTCCAAGTACCCGCAATCTGCTCCCCAGTGTGCTCTTTTCAGCGTGACCGCTTCCTATCAGCTCCGGTACTTTCCACCAGTCATACAGTTTTACATGATATTTCTTGCATTCCTTCGTAAAACCACTTTCCGGTCCTACTTGGATACAACAGTTGGGAAAAAGATACTCATTATTGTCCTTCCTCATGCCGAGATATCTTTCCAAGTGTATCTTTGCCCTTGCATTGATGTAGCAGATTCGGTCCTTGTTACCTTTTCCATGCACCAGCACGCTCTCATGATCCGGTGATATGTCCTCAATTTTCATCTTTGCCAGTTCCTCTATTCTGCACCATGTAGAGGACAGCATTTCAAAAATGCACATTAACCTGACATCGTCTCCAATATTCAGTCTCAGTTGCTCAATCTCAGCCTCTGTAAATGCTGACTTTTTTATCTTAGGAGTCTTGATCTCATCCACCTTGTTCAATGGATTTTTCAATAGATATTCTTCTTTTACCATCCATTGGTAGAATGAAGAGATTACCCGGAGCATATTCTTTTGATATACCTTACTGACATGATCTCTTACCTCTTTCGTTGCCAGATACAATTTGATATCATCCGAAGTTATCTCCAGTGGTGATTTCTGTGTCTCACGGAAAAATCGCCCGAGCTCATCTCTGTAGTGTCTGATGGTATTGTCCGTCCTGCCTGCCACTCGCTTATTGATCAAGAATAGTCGGACATATTTTTCAATGTCATTCTCATTTACCACCGCCACTTCTGTGCATCTCTCCGTGACTTCGTATTTATCCAGTATAATGATCAGTCTGCTCTTAAGTGCATCCGCATCTACGCCATTGCCGATCAGCAGCATCATGATATCATTCATCAATTTGTCTCTCATATCAATACTCCCATCTGCCCCGGCGTAATAAGCATATGTGATTTTTCTGTTGTCCGCGGATCATAAGGAGCATGCAAAGTGTCTCCCTGGACACATATGGCTTTAATTCCTAACAGACTCAGCTGGAGGTAACACATATACACGCCCTTCCAGTCAAGGTCCTGAGCTACCACCTGTAGCTTTCTCTGATAATCAATGCCCTGGTCTCGCATTCTTTCTGCGATTGCAATGATCATTCCACCGCCTCCACAGCTCGGCTCACTAACACGATAAATACCATGTTCGTCTGGTTCCAGTAGTGCCAGGTTGGCACATGCCTGGCTTAAATGGTATGGTGTAAAAAATTGCCCTGCTGCCTTACTTCCCATGCCTGATTCCATGTAAATCTGTCCCAGTACATCTGCCATAGTTTCTTCTAATGTTTCCACAAGTAAGTCAAACATTTCTATCAGCTTCTCTCTCTCTTTATCGTTGTATTTCTGTATGGTGGCTCTGTATTCGTCTTCTCTCCTCTGCCATACTTTATCATGGATCATTGCAAGAGAGTTGCTGATTGCCAGTGCACTGCACTTTGTCCAGTCCGTAAATACCTCATATGCGGAGTATCTTCCTGCCATACTGTCTATAATTTTGATAATATCTTTCTTACGATCCATAGCATCTCCACTTCCTTTTCCGCAATAGTTTAACTATTGTCTGATATCTCATGGATTGTCAAAACATAGTACTGTTTTCCCAGTATTCTTCCTGCTTCTCGCAGATAAGATCATATCAATTTTTTCTTGATCGGTAGTGTCAGCATGACTGCTGCCTCCTTCCCTGCCATTCCAGTCCCATCGTTGTGAGTTCTCCGTAAGAAAAGCACTTTGTAAATCCGTTCTTTCGGTCTCTTGTCTGGACCATATGCGGATAAACAGCTATTACCTCGTATTCCCTGGTCTCGCTGATAAATCGGTGTTGTCCCCGTCCGCGGGTCTCCAGCGGCTCATCGATGATCTTGTGTTCTGTTTT